CATTTATTGTATACTAAATAACAAATGATATCTATTATTAGCGCTTCTTTCTAGTTGTATTCTTACGCTTCTGCTTTGGCTTAGACTTTGTTTCATTATGCCCGTTCTTGTCCACGCCAGTAGTAGCCGGTATTTTTTTCAACTTGAACTCTGTCATGCCCGTCTTCTTAGCGGATACATTACCATACTCGGGATAAGCCGCCTTGATTTTATTAGATGCTTCCAACATGGGCTGCAACCTATCTTCAAATGTGCCCAACCCACCCGACTTACCGTAATACTTTGTTATAAATCCGATACGATTAAATCGTAATACAATGCCGTCTTCTATAAAGTATTTGATGGTACGCTCAACGTCCTCTTTTTGACCATTTTCTTTGGTGATTGTCAGTTGAATTGACTTCAATGTCGGTCTGTTTATTATACCATAGAACGCACCCACTATATAATTAAGACACGTAGACATTTCGTCTCTGGCCTTTCGGAAAAACGGATTAAATACCGGGTATACACCCCAAATAGAAGACTTCTGTTGTTTACACTCGTTGAAAGCATATTTGAAAAAATAATCTAACGTTTTACCCTTAAATAACTTGGAGATACTCATATCTATCGATTCTATATCGTCATCAAAAAATACTATATGCTGGCCTTCTTTCCACTGCTCCATGATGAATTGTCGTTGGGGTACGAGACCTTTTATGCCAACAATAAGTTTGTTATATGAGTTTGGGTCAAGTACCTTCTTGTATTCTTCATATTCTTCATTATTTGCTACATAAACGTAAATATCACTGGCTGATATGTGGTTTTTCTTTAACATAGCTAATGTCTTTTTGCCGCACGTTTCTGCTCGTTTATAACTTGGTATGCATACAACATAATCCTTCATTCTTTATATTATAACGAGATATTTTTCTTTGTATACTATACATGCAATCGTACATTGTAGAAAACTTATTTTTCAATATCCATTATACTGATCTTCGGATAGAATCCGCTGTGAAAATTGTTATGCATATATTAAATGATATTGTAGTTACCACAAATAAGACGACACCCTATGATATCACTATCGTCATTGAAGATAACATGGACCACAAAACATATGGAATGGCTTCGTGGGAAACAAAAATGATATGGTTAAATGCCGATAATTTTGGTAAAATGGCGGAATTGAATGATATTTCGTTTGATTTGAATGTATCCATCATTTTACACGAGTTTTTGCATACTATGGATCTCATTGGAGGTTCTCAAACATATAAATATATTCTTGGTGATGACAGTGATCCACCGAACATGTATACCGGTCCTCACGGCATAGAACAATACCGCAATGTCTTAGAGCATAATCAGAAAGATATTACAAATATAATCTATTTGCCATTGGAAGATGACTTTGGAGAAGGTACGGCTATGTCTCATTTGGAAGAAGGTCTGGACGAAGACAACAGTAGTGAACGCCGCGTCATTGGTGGGACATCATATCCCGTGATTGTCAACGAAATAATGACCGGGTTTTTGGATAAACGAAATTATCTCACCCCCATTACTCTGGGTCTACTAGAAGATGTTGGGTTTACCGTAAATTACAACTCTCAATATGTTACTTCTAATGGGAAATATTTGAAATTTGTATAATACAAGGTAGTTTTGTAAGCATCCTTTGATGTTCACATAAAAGAGGGGGACCTTCGTTCTTTATATTCCTTATTATATGTTATTTCTCTTATATAATCGTCGAAAAGAAATGGCGTCGCTCCGCGAAAATGGACAAAAATAAATGTCCATTTTTCAAAAGTGCCAGGGAAACCTTGTAAACACCCCTCCAAAAAACACGTTTACTGCATAATGCAGCAAACCCAGATTTTTCATTGAGATTATTGGCTGCATATTTTTTTTAAGTATTTCAGGGTTAAACAGGTTAAAGGGATTTTGTCGTTCTATAATATAGCACGATTTAGAACAAAAAATGCCAAAAGATGCCGGTAATTTATATTGTGAAATTTGTGACTTCAAATGCAGTAAGAATAGCAATTATAACAAACACCTAATCACTGCAAAACACCTAAATAGAACAAATAGAACAATGTTCAATCCAAAGAATGAACCAAATGGGTTTGTCTGTGATTGTGGTAAGAGATACAACGCGAGGAATAGTCTATGGTATCATAAACGTGTATGTAAGTTCTCCACAGAAGATACTATCTTAGAGAATACAATGACATCTACACATTTGCCTCCTAACTTTGATGCAGCACTTGTCATTGAACTTTTGAAACAAAATCAAGAATTCAAAGAGATTATGATAGAACAATCACGACAAATGGCTGAACGGGAAAACAAACTAATAGACGCTGTCAAGGACGGTAAAATTGGTAACACCAACACCAATTGCAACAACACAACAAATAGCAATAATAAGTTCAATCTAAACGTGTTTTTGAACGAAACGTGCAAAGACGCCATCACTATGGACGATTTTATTAATTCATTTGAAGTTACACGCGATGAGTTCCTTCATACCGGCAAGGTTGGCTATATTGAAGGCATATCGGCGGTAATGGCAAACCGGTTCAAAGACATGGATGTGCATACCCGACCCTTACACTGTACCGACTTGAAGAGGGAAACCATATATATCAAGAATGCCGACAAATGGGAGAAAGACGATGCAGATAAGACGCATATGAGAAAAGCTGTGAGGGGCGTTGCCAAAAAGAACAAACAGGAAATGTGGCGATGGTACGATGAGAACAAACCGGAAGTGGAACAGATTGGCACTGATATATGCGAGGACTACTTCAAATATCACAAGTCTACACTCGGAGGCTATGGTAAGGAAGAAGACTTGAAGTTTGAATCGAAGATTATAAAGAATGTTCTCAGAGAGGTTCAGATTACAAAACAGGCATTGTTACAAGTATAAGACATAAAATTGAAAGGAATAAGTAGTCATATTATAATTCATAAAATAATATAATATGACGGACGACGAACTAACTAATTTGATAAACGGGTGTAGTTATATACAAGAGTGTGTATCAAATAAAAAGAAAGACATAAACAGTTTGTCTTACCTTGTAGATAGTATACCATTATCCCAAAGTGATTGCATTAAACTGGGAACTGGGGTTGAAAAAATACTGACAGATATGGTGATGCAAAATACAACTCTCGTAAATATCAAGACGAAAAATGAAAAAGGGAAAAAGGAAAAGGATCATTTGTTTATGGATACCGAGAACAAAATCATCTATTATGCAGAATTAAAATCAAATCTCAATTTGGACACAGAGAAATCCAAGAGTACATACCAAAAGTGTCAGCATATAGTAGAAGAACTACACAATGAATATCCAGATTATGATCTACGATGGTGCTTACTTGGATGTAGATACACCAATAAAGAAGAAATGAGTAAAGTTATAAATACAAAATACAGAGAAATCAGCGATAATTTATTCGGTATAAACGAATACTTACAGATGGTGGGGGTGGCACACGTATTTACCGAAGAAAAATATAAAGAATTTATCAATAAAATTGCAGTTAGAATGTTCAGTAGTTCTTAATCACAAGATGAGTAGTATTAATTTCGTCTCCAATTCGGCCGGAATGTAGTTTAAACCGGTATTTTTTATCATATTCTTCCACAATATAATCCTTGTATAAGTCAACGATAAAGTCGGTTTTTCCGATAATCATTAAACATCTTATAGACGTAGTCTTAAAACAATCTGCGAGTTTTTTATGTTCATCTCTTCCAAACGAACAATATCCATAGTCAGTAAATTCACTGTCATATGGAGGATCTAGAAACATGAAGTTCGTGCTATCATTATAGTTATCAAACAAATACTCAAAGCTCTCTTTGAATATGGCGGTAGTTTTCAATAAGTTTTCGTAGTTGATATTTTGTAATTCCGCATAATTACAGGTTTTGTATCGTCCAAACGGAATATTAAATTTGCCGTGACGATTGTAACGTAACATCCCCCGAAAACACGTCTTTCTCAGATAATAAAAGCGTTTGGCATTATCGGCGGGGGTATTTATTTCCATTTTATCGCGGACAATATAATAGTGTCCTTCTTCATTCGGATTATTCACCATAAAATCGTGAATTTCACTAGATTGTCCACTTTGAATAGTCTTATATAAATCAATGAGTTCGGTATGGACGTCGCTGATTGCACTTTTTGTGGGACGTAGATGGAAGAATAGCGCGCCTCCACCAATAAATGGTTCTAAGTATACATTGATATCATTTGGCACGTGATGAATAAACTGCTTAATCTCATCTGACTTTCCTCCGCTCCATTTCACAACAGGTTTCAGAGAAGTAGTTGATATAGTAGCACTAACTGAAAGTGTATTTTCAACCGCAGTTGTAATATTTGTTTGACCGATCACCTCACACGGGGTTTTTCGTTTTAAATGTTGCGACAGGCGAGATTTTTGGGTAAATGATTTCCCACATTTGTCACAGCAATATTCGCTCATATTGTATCAGAAGTATACTATATATAACTCGTCTACGGTTAAATCAATTTTTTGTACCAAGACAATGGTATACAGAGATATCACAATAAAAAAGGAGTTCTTATAGGTTACATAATAAGCGATTGATTATCTATTTTTTATAGTGATTGAGCAGGGATATTGTGTTTAGTTGGTGTATGTGATTTTGCGAGTGAGGGGATTGTATTTGCCAATAGACTTGGCAGAAGGAACCGGGTGACAGTATAGGTTGGATACATCGTCCATAAAGTAGGATTTGCCATCAATGTTAATAATGGATACTTCAATATCAGTTCCGGCAATGACAATATCGTCTAGGACAGGAGTTCCAGGTGCCTGGTCTACTTGTTTTGCCGCCTTCTTTGGTTGCGATTTACGCTTTGGGGCAGCAGCAACCTTTGCAATGACCGGTTCGGCTTCCGGATGAGCAACAAATGTTTCAGCCACAAGTTCGTTTGTAATATTGATAGCGGGTTCCTCAACAACCGTTTCGGCAGCAATGGGCTTCTTTGCTGCCTTTGCCTTTACCTTTTTGACCGGCTTTTCCTCAGTTACA